TCGATCTGTTTTAGTTTTTTTACTTTTTCCGTGTTTCACAGTGCCGCCTTTAGCAAAGAACGCATCTTGAGCAGCTTGTTTTTCTTCAGGAGACATTTCAGATAATGCAGTACGACCTTTAATTTCTTCGTATAACGCAGAAAGATTAGAAATTATTGATTCGTGAAATTGTGGATTTTCTCCACCATTTACCTTAAGTGATTTTCTACCTTTGTTGTGCATGTCGTTACCTTTAAAGATAACTGCATCAGTTCCGTATGTATGTGGACCGGCATCATCGTCAACTGAATTCTCATAATTATCGCCAATGACAATTTCACTATCGTCATGTTGGTCATCAGTTGGATCATTGTTGCTGCCAATACCTTTTAATACATCTATTAATTCACGAATGCCGTCTGCACCTTTACTATTAATAGTAAGGTTCATGTTTAATGATTCTTCAGGTGGATGTCCACCTTGAATAATAGCTGCAGGCATTCCATCACATTCTTCCATTGCAGGGTCTATAGTTAACCCTTCATCAATTTGTTGCATTTTTTGCATTAATTCTTTAAAATCCATTAGTAGTTTCCTGTTTTAGAAGTTGGCAACGTAACTTGTCTAGATCCAATTGGGCTAATTATTCCAAGTGTTTTATCAACTTTTGCAGCTGTTGTTTTTTCAACAGGTGCTTTTTTTGCTAACAATTTATCGTTAACACCTTTGTATTGCTCACCTTGATGTTTAACTTTGCTTAATTCTTTTAATAATGCTAGCTTATGGGTTTCACCTACTAAATTTTGATTATTTTCTTTGTTATAATCTTTACCTAATAATGATTCACCTGTTTTTATATCATGCGCATGGTTGATATCAGTTTCGGCGTCTTCTCTAAGATTTCGCACCCTTACACAACTTTGCGATACATTCATTGCTTCTGCAGCTAGGTATCTTATTTGAAAACTAGTTGCAGGATAAGTTAATGTAACATTATAAGTTGATACGTTAATGTTTTCGTGATCTGGAAAATCAACGTGAGACTCTTGAATAGGTGTGCGGGTGCCTTCTGAAAAAGATTCAACTGTGAATTTTTCTAATGCACATTTAAGTTTATTAATTTGTTCATCTGCAGGTTCTCCTGCAATTTTAATTTTAAATTCATAAACTTGTTTTGATTCTAGTAAATGTTGTGTAAATGATTTCATAATATATCCTTGATACTATATTTATTTCATATTCTTTAATTTTTCGATAAGACTATTCCTATCTGTAACAATATAGCCGTCACCTTGAATGTTAACGCCAGTATCTTCAGGATGTGTATCACTGTCTAACTTTTGTTTTTTAAGTTGAAGATCAATCATTTTAAGTTTTTTATCTATTTTAGCAGATTTTGCATCAATTGCATTTTTAAGCATACTTGCTGCTACTTCAAATACGCGGCCGCTATACCGTGCTTCAACATTCATTCCTAAATCCATTAAGTCGTCATATGCATCAGTTGCACGCTGTGCTAGCGCATCAAACTCAGAATCACTAATATCGCCTAGGCCTTTTACTTGAGGTAATGCCGCAGATATTTTGTCAAATTCATCCATATTTCTAAATAGAGGAACAGTAGCAGGTGGTGGGGCAGGTGTATCGTCTTTTATAATTGTTTTACTTTCTGGTAAGTTTAGGAGCTCTTCCAATTTGCGGGTCATGAATTATCCTCATATAGTATAACTATTTAAGTTATTTAGAACCGTTATGAAAAATATCATTTTCATTTATGACTCTAAATACTAACCCATTCTGTTTACAGTAGGACATTGCTGCTGCCCATTTAGCTTGATTTTTAATATACTGTGCTTGGTTGTATTTGTTTTTACCAACACGTTCTAATATGTGTTGACTTGCGGGTTTTATTTCAATTACTTCGTTGTGGATAATATGATTTTTATCTATGTATTGTATAAAAAAATCTGGAAGATAAATTGTATTACGATTAGTTAATGGATCTCTATATGGTATAGTTATTGCTTCGCTAGCCCACTTTTGTATAGCAGGATTTGTATCACACATATTCATAAAACTCATTTCCCACGAACTTCTATAATACGGAATTTTTGTTCCTACATACTTTCCCGGGTTTTTAGGTGTGTATTTACCTTTAGCAAATTTACGACTACTCATACTAAAATATTTCTCGTTTCGTATGAGTTATCACTAATGCTAGTGCGATAACCAACTAAACTTGTTTTTTCTCGATATGAATTTAAAATTTGAGCAACAACTGATGACAGTTGCATAGTTGGTATAGATTTAAGAGTTTCTAATAACGTAAACACATTTACGTCATCGGACCTAGCTTGATTTAATAATACAATTGCAATAGTCCTAGCACTTGTAGTATCAAATTCACGACGTTGAAAAAATCCAATTACTGCGTCAATTTCAGCAGCAGGAAAGCATACCTCAGTGGTATAAAATTTATTAAAAAATTGTTTAATTTCAGCTTCGCTAGCTGCTTGTGCTGAGGTTGGTAAATTAGTAATCATTGTTATTGTCCTGCTGTATATTCTGGAGCAATAGTGTTAGTTGTTGTTCTTGGTACTATCGTATTTAACAAATTAACTTGTGCTGCTTGAGTTCTAGATAAAGTTGACGATTGCGGAAGAGACACGCCTTGTAAGCTACCGGTTGTAAGCCCAGATGCTGCGTTATTAAATGCAGCACTTTTGCTAGCAGCTGCAGATTTTTGAGCAGCTGTAGTATTATTAGCGTTAGTTGCTGACGTAGTGTCAGATGAGCCAAACCCGCTTGTTCTAGCAAATGACGGTGATGTTGATGTATTGATATTAACTGATTGATCAGTGGTTAATGGTGACGGAGTCCAATCGTAATGTGACGATCCAAACCCTTCCATTCTTCCAGAATCTACATACCCAGTGTCGTATGAAACTGCTTCATACGCAAGTTTCATTTCAAAGCCGTGCGATGAAGAAGTTTCTGAATATGCAACCTTTCCGCCAGACCATGATGTAATAATCGGGTTAACTAATGTATAACTAACATATTCATGTCTAGCCATTTGATAAATTGTAATGTAATTGAAGAACGGTGCAACACGGCCATTGTATCCGTATGGGTTTTTAATATACGACGACGGTTTAGTTGCAGTTTTATTATACGCACCTTTTGCAGTTGCAACAGTTGGGTCGGCATAATGATATTTGTAGTATGCTTGCCACAACTGATTTATTAATCCCATGTTATCATCATGAAATGAAATTGATGATTCTCCATACTTGTGCTGATACTGAACTACTTTCTTTCTATTGTATTGATTTAATGTTTCGTGTGTAACCGTATATGCAGGTAAATCAACTGACTTAACTAATAAGTTAATCTCATCTTTAAGAGTTTCTAATAAACTAAAATTAATATTTTTACCCTTAAATGCCGGCCAGTTGATATTAAATGCAACATGGAATAAGAACTTGTTTTTTGGAAGTAATCTAAAACTGTCGTCAACAAAAGTCCGAGCAGCGTGTTGCTGACATCTTATTTGCTGGAATGGGTCTGTTTTTAAAAGGTTATTATCTGCGTATGCCATACATATATTTATCTATTTCATAAAGTGCATAGTTTATATTTTAGTCATAAAAAAGCCCGTGTAAAACGGGCTCTTTATGTAACAGCAAATTAGCCGCCGGTACCGGTTCCGCCCACAGCACTTGTGCCAGGGTTTCTAGCAGTATCAGTTGCGCCAATGCCGCCGCCAACAATTTGAACACAGTTATCAGGTTGAATTGTTAAATCAATTGTCATACCTGTACCTGCGTCAGCATACGCTAACGCACCAAATGTAGTTACAGTAATATAACAACCGTAACATTCCCATGTTTCTAATACGTTTGCTTCTGAGAAGTTACCAGCGTTACCACCATCTAGCATTTGAATTGTCATTTTGAATTTGTAATCACCTGCAGCTGCAGCTGAACTTTGTTCAAAAAAGTCAAATTGTTTTTGGTTTTGTTCGCCAACAATCTTGTTAACTACGCCAGTTGAATCGTCACGTAATTTAATAGCAATTGTTCCCCAGTTTGGTTTACCTGCATAATGGATGATACTGTTGTATACATCAATTTTTTGATCAGGAAACGTAGCAGTTGGTCTAGCTGCCTCGACTATTTGTTTTGTTAACTCAGTTGTATCAGCTGACACACCTAAGCCATCAAATGTTACTTTAAATCGATATTTTAATTTAGGCATTAACATGCCTGTGTTATCACCCCCGTTTATAGGGACTGAAAAGTTTGATAATGATGCAATTGACATATTTCTCTCTCCTTATCCTAGACCTTTAATTTCGCCAGTATTTTTCAAACGCAATGGAATGTAAATAAATTCTACTGCTTTTGTTGGTTCGATTGCAACATCAAGCCATAGTTCGCTACGATCAATTCTATCCGGTGTATTGTTAGAACTATCACACACTACAATGTAATCGTAAATTGCACGTTGGCCCATTAATTCAATTAACATAGATTCTGCAGCATTTTTAATTTGTTTACGAGTAGCATCATCATTTGGTTCAAATAAATAAGGTCTAGCTAATAATGCAAATTTTCTACGCAAATGCACTACTAAACGTGCAACATTAATGCGGTCTAATGCACTTGCTGTTGAAGAACGAGTGTATTGACCCATATTAACTACTCCGGCACCTGCAATAGATGTAAGCGCGTTAACTTTAATACTAGCTAATGTATCACGTTGTCCGCCGTTTAACGCAACTGCTTGGAATTCACCCTCGCCGTCTACATATCCAACCGATGTTGCATTGTTAATAACGCCTCTAGATGTTCCAGCTGGAGCAAACCACGGATAACTAATATTGTCACTTAATGCAATAGTACGTAACATCATAAAACTTGGAGGGACAACAATGTTGTTTCCAATATTGTCACTTGAATAACCCCATGGGTAAAAGAACGCCATGTACGGATCAGCTGATACTAAACCTTGATCATTATCTTCAACTGCAACACTTGTGTTGTTACCCCAGTTACTTAAAGAAGTAGCATCAGACGGTAAACGAGCAGGTGTATCAGCAATTACAAACGCAGTAATACCACGATCATAATTTAAGATTTTTAATTCGCCAACTAACTCTGGATATCCAGGTGCTGCAAGTAAATTAAGAACTCTTTCTTCTTCACGAACTTGTTGGTTTGCATTAACTAACGCTTGTAATGATTGAACTACAACTTTACGTTGTGCAACACGACCAAATGCGCCTGATCCATCTTCATTGTTAGCTGCTTCAGAAACCCAACGATCTGTATAATACAGTGACATAGTTTCGTTGTTATATCTAGTATTACGTGTTAATTTGTTAACATAGTTTGTGTGGAATCTTTTAACATTAAATCCACTTCTACGTAAATTCCATAACAACATACCTTTTGGATATAATGCAGGATTTGGTGCATCAAAGTCTAAGAAATTAGCTGCGTTTCTTTCTTCTAATGGTAAATTAAGTCCGCCTAACAACGCAGTAAGTGTTGCAGGGTCGCTTAACGTACCAGAGGTGCTCCATCTTGCATCAGCAAATAAAATACCATCTTCGGTAGATTGATCAGTTTTATTAACTAACTCCCAAGATTTTAAAAAGTTGTTAAATTTGTAAATTGTTGGATAATTGTCAGTATCTGACGAATCAATCCACAAATCGCCATTGACTAATTCACTTCCATCTTTTTGGTAAAGAGGACGAGTTGGACTTACATTTGGGCCAGCTGCATCAGTTAAACCTAAACCGTCACCGTGATCAAAATTGCGATGTGCTACCCAAGTAGTTCCATTATGAACTAAGATATCAACTTCTTCAATTTTTGAATCATACCAAAGTTGGCCATCAACTGGACCAGCGGTTGGTTGTGAACCTTTTGGAGTAATAAATGATGATAATTTATCAGCTGCAAATTTTGTCCACAAACTAGCAATGTAATAGGCTCCATTTGAGTGTTGATAAAAGTTTGCTGTTTTTGTTGTAGAGAACAACAAGGTGATTGGATTATTATCACCGTTAGCAAATTCAATATCTCCACCTGTTGCATGTATGATAGCAATTTTTGAAGTGCCTACATGAACTGCAGAAACGTTTGATGTAGTTGTCGTAGTGTTAATTGCAGTTAAAATTATATCAATAATTTGAGCTGTTGCACTATCGGCAGCAATATGGAATGATACTACTCTACTTTGTAATGCTGACGATCCAACTACGCTTTCATACATAGTAAATTCATAATCACCTGCAGCACCACTACCACCTGGAAAATTAGCAACACTAATTTCTTCAGATTCAATTCTAGTAGCACCTACACCAACACGACGATATGCTGTATAAGTTGCAAGACTATTAGGAGTAGCTTGGGTTTCGTTAGTTTTAACAAAGATCGTGTTACCTGCAATACGCAATCCGCCACCTGTTGAATCTAACCCTGCTAGTGCAGCAGCACCTGTTGGATAAACAGAAACTGTTGAAGGAACCCAAGATTTTGATGCTGATTTATAAGTGCTAATGATAAAATCAGCACCATTATTCATAGCAGTTGTTTTAATCCAAATAGAGCCAGATGGTCTGTTATTTACAGTAGCTATATTATCTTTTCTTTTAAACAACGGAACAGATGTATGAGCAGAAATTTGTAAAGCAGGTGCTAAATATGGGTAATCTCTACTAACGCCTAACTTAGATGCAGTAATATATGCAGTACCAGACAACGAAACCGGCTCGCCTGTTGAATAAATTTCAATTTTATTATTAATCAATGCAGCAGTAATACCTAAATCTGCAAGATCAAGATTAGCATTAATTGCAGAAACTAACCCTAAAAATGTTGTAATTTCACTACCTAATGTATCAAGTGCAATTTCAATGTTATTGATAAAAAACCCATCTATTGCAGCGTCTAACGCAACTGCAGACCCTGTTCCAGCAATAGTCGGGCGACTTGCTTTCCACTCTTCTGATCCAACTTCTACCCATGTACTAGCAGTATGTGTTAGGAATTTTTTGTACCATAATTTAATAAGACTTGATACTGCAACAACTGCGTATGATCCAGTTAATCCAATGCTTGATTTAGGAGCTACTTTTCCGCTTAATAATGTTTCAACTTGGGTTGAATCAGTAATTACTAACGGTACTACATTTTTAAATGTTTGACCATCAATAACTGTTGCATCGTAACCATTCCATTCAAACACACCCCAGCGGGTTGCAGCAGTATCTAACCAAACCGCACCGTCAACCGGATTGCTAGTTGGCATTACTGCAGATGCATTAAGTTGAGATAAATCAACACTTGCACGAGCAACATACGCACGGTTACTTACACCTAAGAAACTATATGCAGCTTGCAAACCGTATTCGTTTTGCTCGCCAGCATGAATTGGATTGTTGTTAGTATCGGTTTTAAAAATTGGAGTGCCGAATGTGTCCACTAAATCTTTTTGACTTGTAAGTAAATATACTTTACCGTCGTTTTTTGCTAAAGTGCCTGGAGCAAAGCCTGTTCCAGACCCTGTTAATTTATTTGAAGCCGAAGCGACAAAAATTAAAGGTATTGTACCGGCGTTGGATACTGTGTAAAAACTTTCATCAATAACAGATACGCTAACGCCTGGTGAACTAAGTTGAGCCATAATTATAATCTCCATATATACAAGTTCTAACTGTATTTATAGGAAATTGTAATTTTATGGCGTTATATCTTAACTATTTTAGTTACTTTTGCGTACAACTCGTCTAATGTGCCGGTATTATCAATTATATGATCTACTTCTAAACCATACCATGCCCATTCACTTTCGTGGATTCCAAACTCTTTTAACATTAAAATATCTTCTATGTTACCGGCTGATGCACCCTTAGCATGTAAATGCCATTCCGGATCTAGACTTCTTTTTACTCGAACAATAATACCACCTAAGTTCTTAATAGTATCAAACTCGTTAGGAAATCTACAATCGCTTATAACTACATCAGTACCTACATTACGTAATTTGTTTTCTAAACTAGCAACCCAAATATCGTCATGAAAGCCACGTCTACATACTTCAGTACCCCACAGCTGTAAAATTAATCTAGGAGTTAATCCAACCATACCTAATCTATCTTCCCACCATGTGTCAACTTGTTCACGCCATTCTCGAGACTCTTTAGTTCTACCTTCAAGTAATTCTCTGTCCCAACCAAACACTGCAGACACTGCATCTTTTAAAGTACCTGCAAAACTTTCACGTTTAAAGTTATAGTTACTTACTAAGTAATCAGCAATAGTGTCTTTGCCTTCACCTATGTTTCCTACGATTCCAATTATCATTTTATTCTCCTAAAAACGCATTATACGCTCATCTTAGGAAAATGTCAAGTTAACCAATTATAAAATGATAGCCTTGACCGCCAGATATTTGTGTTTCAAGTTCTTTATCAAGTGCAAC